AGAATAGCTCGGCTTTCATGCGGAAGAGATCGCGAGCGAGACGCGCAACCTCTTTCTGAATGTGCTGGACGCGCAGACCCGCGTACTGCGCCTTGATCTGCTGCGCCGTGGCGGTTTCCGTGGCGTTGCTGGCACCGCGAACGATATCTGAGAGGCCCGTGACCTCGTAAATGGTCTGCTTAATAGCATCGCGCTGGACGTACAGCTCGCGCAAAGCCAGCACGGTCGGCTCAATCGGGAAGTGCGCGATCGCCTTTTCCAGACCACCAGAGCCTTGAGCAAACCGCGTGGCGTCTTCTGCGGGCAGATACGTGCCGTCGTCGGCGTTCTGCAGTAGCATCAGGTCTGCTTTTAGCTCGCTGTCATACAGGCCACGCACGCGCAGCTGGCCAATCAGCTTGGCGATGCGCTTCGTGACCTTGTCCAACTCGTCGAGGAGGCCGGAATAGATCGTGTAGGGGCAGACCGGCGTCAGGCTCGTCTCGCGCTGGATGGGCTGCAGCGGGCGCGGGATGGGGAAGAATCCGCTGAGCTGCAGCGGGTCTTGCTCGATCTTGAGCGGCTGCGATCCCTTCTTGTCCTCAAGGAAAAACACGAGCCCCGACTTGCGGTCCCAAACCTCATAGACCTTCGTGGTCTTGTAGACGCCAGCGTCTGGCTTGGCGTCCTCATCGTCCCGCTTGTCGCCCTCAAGCTTCACGTCATCATCAGGCGAGCCCGTCAGATCAGTGATTTCGTCGCGGGTCAGATCGTGCTCAAACGCAATCCAAGGCATCTCAGCCCAGCTGCGGGCCGGGCCTCGAATGTAGCGATCCCACGGGACGAGTTCGCAGGTGACTTCCTCGTATCCCTTGACCTCCATCGGCTCGCCGCCGTCAGGTCCTGGCTGCTGCTGCATGTGGGGCTTGTAGCGGACACGGACGCAGCTTCTGCCGCCGATCAGAGCGCCACGAACAGCGCCTAGCATCGTGCCGTCGAATTCGTACTGATCAACCGAGTAGGACAGCGCCCGCTCGATCACATCAACAGCGAGCTTAGAAATCGGGTCAGGGTCGTCATAGCGTCGGCGCACGTCAGGGATCGGCGTCGAGTTGTAAACCGCCGGAACCATGGTTTCGATGTTGCTGTGGTACATGTTGAACGAGACAGGCTTAGCGCCCGCCTTGGTCGCCTGTTCCTCGTCCGCCTCAAAGATCGCGATGGCCTTGGCCGCGTACTTGCGCCAGGCTTCCTCATCCTTCTTCGCCTTCTTGATCTTCTTCAGCCAAACGTCGCCCGGCTCCATCCCCTGCGCGACGGCTTTGGCGTCCGTTTCGATCTGCTGGCCTTCGTGCTTCTCACTCATCAGCCAGGCGCTTTCGGCGTTTTAGTTCGATGATTTCTCTCACCGTCATGTTGGGGCGAAGGCCATCCGCGCCGGCTTCAAAGACAAAGTGCGTCTTCTTTGGCTTCTCTGGCTCGACCAGCTTCATGGCCCTCCAGGCGATTGACAGGTAACGAAACCCGTCAGCAGCGTGTGACGTCCAATCGTGAAGCGGCCTATCGGAGAACACCGCGTTATCTTCGTTGAACTCGCTTCGGTACTGGCGCAGCGCGTCCAAGCCGTAATCCGTCCGGGTCTCGTCAAACCAACACTGCGGCAGCGTCTGGCGTGCGGCGTTAATGCCGTCCATCAGCGTGTGCGCTGGCACTAGCTTAGGATTTCGTCCTAGGGCCTGCAGCGTCTCCACTCGAGTCTTTCCTGTGCCAAGCTCTCTGACTTTTGCGTCATGCGGCACCCAATCGATGCCGTAGGTGTAGTCCTTGGCGTTGAGCATTGCGACGTAGTGCGGCAGCCCGTGGCCGTGGCTTTCGTAGAAGTCGACAACCCGGACTTCGTTGCCAACGACCTGAAAGAACCAAATGGCCGTGCTATCGCCAATGCCAAGGTCCCATGCCGTGTGCACAGGTATCAGCGGCTCAACAGAGACCGAAGTGATCCGGCCAGCCTCACGAGCCGCAATTAGCTCCTTGACGTAGTAGGCACCCTCGAAAACGGTTGCGAAGTCGCCTTCCCAGACGTGATCATATTGCGTCGGACGATCCCGCATGTCGCGCTGTCGTGTGCGCTCCAGCACTGCGGGAAACCACGGGTTGTCCCGCCAGTTGATCTCGACCACTTTGACGCGTGGGTCAGGCTGCCCCGTCCTAAACCGCCGATGCGTCGGGCTGCGCTTGCTTTCGGGGTTCCATGTGACCCAAAGCTCGCTGTCTTCCTCACGCAACGTCGGGATCAACTTGATCCAGGCCTCTTCGGTGACGGGCTCGGCTTCATCGACCCAACACAGCAGAATGCGAGACTTTGATTTGATGCTGTCTAGCGACCGATCGAGGCCGGCGAACTTGTAGGCAATGCGCCCCGACTTGGTGCGTATGAACTTCTCGCCAATATCGAAGTGAGCAAGTAGCCAGGGTTCAGACCGTATTGCAGCCTTGACTTCCTCCATCGAGGAATCGTCCAAGCTGTTCATGAACTGACGACCGCAAAGGATGATGCCGCTTCGGTTGGCCCTATCCCACATATGGGCGCGGATTGCGGTCATCTTGGCAAAGGACCGCGTCTTGCCCGATCCTCGCCCGCCGTAGGCCCCTCTTACGTCAGCTTCACCCGAAAAGACCGGCAGAAGCCTTGGGGGGAGTTCAACCTGTACTGTGCACATTGGGCGCGATCAACTCCACGCGCGTCACCGTTTCTAATGGGTTCTCAGGGTTGGACGAATGCTCAATGGCAGCCAAGCGAGGGTGCATGAACGGCGCTGCCGCAATGGCCATGGCGTCCTTGCGCTTGTCATCGCTAGACGTGCGCATGACTCGCAGCATGTATTCAAGTGGCGTCTCGCCGTCCTTGGACGCAGCAGCAACGATTTCCTGCGTGCGCTTCGTTATAGAGCCTGGCCTGCGACCTGCTCCTTGCCTCTTCCCGCCTCGCGACACGGCTTTGAATTCCTTTGATTAATTTCAACTATTCAATTCGGGTCAAAACAACGCCGTCCCGCGCCGGGTCGAGAGCGATCGTCCACCCAGGTATAGACCACTCCATCATATCCACCCCGGCAACGCGCTGCTCAAGCCCAGATACGAATGCGCTTTGTCTGGTGGCGTCAATCCACTCTCCTTGCACTTCCACTTGTTTGCCGGGGGCTGTTTCAAGGAACCAGACGGGGCGAGCTCCAGACTGCTTCATTACGCGGCTCCTAGAAGCCCCTTGACATGGCCCGACGTAGCCCATCGACGGAGAGCAGGGTCTGTGATCGTCTCTCGTGTGTGGATGACTGTCGGCCTATGGTCTGCCGGTGTCAGGGGGAGGGATTCGGGTTCGGCGCGGCGATTGCTGCGGCGGTATAGGCCCGCAATGAACAGGCAGAATGCAGGAAGGCCAGTGCCGGCGACTGCCATAGCGAGGTTTGCAGACTGCTCAGCGGCGGCGGTGATGTGAGGCGTGGGCTCGAGGCTGCCAAAGCCAACGAGTGTAACCGCCTTAGCCAAGAACTGGTTTTGATGCACCACGGGGCTGGACTTGTGCTCGGTCACTGCGGCCACGTCGCGAGCCTTAGCCAAGACGGCCTTCGTGGCCTCGATCTTGCGGGTCAGATCGGACTTTTCCTCGGCAATGGCGATCTTGCTGGCGAGGTCGTCGCGCTCCTTGGTGCGGGCGAGGCATTTGGCCTTGCAACCGCCTCGAGCGGCTTCCTGTTCAATGGCGAGTGTGGCGCTAGCGAGTTGAGCCCTGAGAGCGTCGGCAGTGACGGTGGCAGACCAGGCATTGGCGGCTTCAAGCTCAGCCAGGCGCTTTTCCCAAAGGATGAGTGACGCCTTGCCTTCCTTCACCTCGTCTTGGCGGCTGTCGTATTTGACGTTCTGGACGGCAGTCGTCTCGATGTTGTGGCCACGGAGGCCAGCGGTATAGCCGGCATGGCTGTAGAACTCGATGGCCAGCAGCGGCGCGCACAGGATGGCGATGGCGAGGGATGCCCCATAGCGCTGATCGGTCCAAGCGCGGTGAGCAGCCTCAGGGCCGAAAGCGGCAACAAATGTCAGGCAGGCGAGGAAGGCGGCGTGCTTCCAGCTTACATCAGCGCCAAATCCCCAGGACATGGCGGCGGCAACGATAAGCACCACGACACCGACGCGCGCCCATACGCGGCCGGTCGGCGCGAGGTCGCCCATCATGGCGCTGATGAATCGTTCGAATGCGTCAAAGGCTTTGCGCATAGCGGCTCCTAGTGTCTCGGGAGGTCGGCCAACGCTTCGGCGTACAGGTCGGGGATGCGCTCAGAGGCGAATTTGACAAGCTCTGCAGGCGAAATGCCGTGATCAAGCGCGAGGTCGATCAGGTCAACGAGGATGAGATCGGCTTCGTCGGCTTCGTGCTCTTCGTTTGTCATTTGTCGCGCAAAATACGCTCGATAATGCCGGCCCACGAATCCTGTCGCTGCATTGTTGGATGGGTGCCGTCCAACTGTTGCATGTTGCGATGCACGTTCAACAGGTCATGCCCTACAAATGGAGCCGCAGCCGGCACCGTAAGCAATTTCCACAGCCCAGGGGCGCTGAGCGCTGCACTGCTCAAGCCAAGCGAGCGGCTCAGGCGAGTTGCTGAATCCATTGCCGGGTCTTCACGCAAAGATGCGGTTTCTGCTCCCCAACCGCCAGCATCATATGCGGGCGCATGCTTGTCCGGCATGAGATACCCGGACCATTCACGCTGGCCATACTGGTCCTCAATGTCAGAAATGTACCCCAGCCCCCACTCACGGGGCACCCCAGGACGGTCAGCCATCTATTTGCCCCCCCCTCCAATCGGGTTTATGTTTTTCGGTGTCCATTTCGCCCGCAAAAGCAAAAGCGCCCGGAAGGCTGTTGAGCCTCGGGCGCTTGTGTCGGCATTGTGGCGGTTATGCGGTGATTTTCCTTTAAGGTCAATAGCTGACCTAAATTATCCGTCGCGAATAATGCCGTAGTGTCTAGCCAGCAACTCCAAGGCAGATTTGATCGTCATCACGGCAGCAACAACGGCGCGGTTGTCGTCGCGATAATGGGCGATCAATCGTCCGATCTGCGCAGGCGTCTTGCCGTCACATGCGAGCATCATCGCCATGCGAGCGGACGGTGGCAGCATAGCTTTGGCGTCCTGATGCAGCACGTAATAATCCACGACGCGGGCCATATCGGCTTCGGCGGCAAACCCGGATAGCTGACTGACGGGCGTCCCTTCCGCGTGGCGCTGGCCATAGCTTGGGGTGATCGAGCGGCCACGATAGGCAAGCTCCATATGGGCGCTGAACTTGCGTCCCGCTGCGGCCTCGTCCTCGCTGATGTGGTTCAGGCGGCGCAGATTGGACCAGATGTCACGGACCACGTAGGCGCGGCGGTCCTTGGCTTGGCTGACCTCGGGCTCGTCAATGCCGTGCGCAGCCTGATTGATGCGCTCTAGCGTTGGGCTGATGGTGTCCATGCGTCTCTCGTTTGATTTGTGATCAGGGACGCGGGACTAGGGGTGGAGTGGCTTTCAGTATCCTTGCAGGGTCCAGAACAGCTGCTGTTCTTCGCGAGTTAGCTTCTTCCAGGCGTCGGCGCATTCGGCGCGGATCTTGTCTCTACCGCCGCCCTCGTTGCCGACAACAATAGTGTGCGGCGGCGCCCCAAAGCCGAGCGACCACGCTTGAGCTTTAGGCGTCCAAAGCGTCGAGGTAGCGCTTGAGGTTGGGCGCATCTTCCAAGGCTTTAGCCGACTGGCTTGCATTGACCAACTCGCGCGCGATTTGCTCTCGCATGGGGGCGAGCAATCGGTCGGCAATCTCAAGCGCTTGTTCTCTGGTCATGCTGTCTCTTTCCTAGCCTTCACTCTGACGCGTGGACGCTCCCCGGCAGTATACCACTCGTATACATCTAGAAGGGCACGGAGATCAGTCACGCGGACCATCATCAGAGGATCTTTTAAATCATCGTGTATTGCGATGACGTTGCGGTAGTGTTCGGCTCGGTCTTCGCTCATTTGGCCCTCTTTGGTGAGACGACGCGCTGGCGTTTGCTCTTGGCGATGCGTCTGGACTTGCTGGCGTCGTAGGTGTGGACGCGGATGAGCTTGCCATCCTTTATGCGAATGCCTTTCACTGGCTTCGTGGTCATGCTTCCTCTCCGCAGTCGCCGTCACTGCCTGTCGTCAGGCTCTCAAGAAAACTCACAGCCTCGCAGGCGGCGTCAACCACCCTCACCCTGTCGTCACGGTCTACATGGCCGCCGATGTGCCAGGCGTGATGCATCTCTGCTGCTGCTGTGTGGCATTCCCAGGCTGGCATCGTCGTTCTGGCTTGCTCGCCTGTTGCCAGGGTCAGGATTAGGGCTAGGGTTTTCATTCTGCTGCCTCCCGTCCTTCGATCTCAGCCAGATAGACCTCGAGGTCTGTTTGGTCGCTGTCGTACTTTGCTCGCTTGTCGGCGGTCAGAGTGTGAACCTTAATGGCCTTGCGAAGCACGGCCTTCGTGTAGCCCGATGACGCGGCATCGGCATAAGCTTCGTCGAGATCAGCCTTTGCTGCGTCGTGCGCTTCGTGGAGCCTGATGAGGCTTTCCGCGCGCTGGCGTAGGTCGCTGTTGCTCATTCGCGATCCCCCGTCATGCGTCGCGAAGTTTCCGAGATCGACGACGGCTTGAAGTCAGGGCGGTCCATTTTGCCGACCAGAACGCGGCGCTTGTCGACCATGTGCTGTACGATCTGAGAAC